GTTAGAGGCTTGCCCAAAGTTCAGGGTAAAATCGTGCCTTATAAGCTCGATAGGGTTGAGCTGTCGATCTTCTGGCGCCGTTGGCGCATCAACCTGGATTGTGAAGTTAAAGTCCCTGCTGTTGGCGTCTGGTGCGACACCGGGGGGAACCCTGCTCGACCCATATTTGAAGTCATTCTCATAACCACGCGCTGGTACTGCATGGACTCTGTGATCTACCAACAACATAACGTCAAGATGTGTGATGATCGCGGGCCTGATAAACTCATAAGCCACCGTCGCATGGAACTGCCGATGCATCTCTCTGGCTGTGCTAGAAACGTACTGCGTCTCTGGAACTATGCCGGGGATGTCGAACCCCTTGACGCGGAATACATTAGCAAAGGAGTCGGGCGAAACACCCACAGTCGTCGTGCGATCATTCACACAACCCATCCAAGGCCAGTGATGGGCTTTGACGGGCGCAGCAGCGGGCGCTGGACTCCAGGAGATGACATAGCAGGTAGGCGCCCACTTGGTCTTAATGTCCCCCTGTGGCACCTCATTGAAGTGCCTTTCGATGTCCTCCATTCCAGCGTCAAGACGACTTCCATCTATGGTGGTGTTGTCTGAGAACTGCTGGTCCGTCATATGACGAGGATGCTTACGATAGGGCATTACAAGACCGCCGTTAGCGTCGAGTTACCAAAGGCAGGCCCAGGGGCAGTGGCGGTGGCGTAAGATCCCACGACCTGAACGTTCGCGAGAGCACCAGTGTGCTGAATGAACCATCCAGCCGATGGTGTCCCACGCCACATGCACCCCATGAAAATAGCACGAGCCCCAGTCTCAACGACAATCCACGCGCTGGCGTCATCCGCGTTGGTAAGCTCAAATGTGCAGTTGCGAAATAGCACAATGCCAGTGCTTGTGATCTTAATAAGCGCACCAGCAACATCAGGCCCCCTGAAGTGAACCCCATCAATGATGCCTTCTTTCTCAACAATCGCCTGCCTGGTGGACACACACCCGGCTAAGCCACCATATGTGGTGAACGGTTTTCGTATCGAGAACGAAACCTCAAAGTCCTGAGATGCCAGGCTGAAAACATTGTCAGTCGGTGTAGTCTCATCAATCACATCTCTAGCTGTGACGATATTAAGAGCGTTGACGATGTTCGTCAGTTGACTGTCTCTATCCTGATCCATGACATCGACTAGGTTCCCGGCCTGCGTGATAGAGTATGCATATGGAAGAGGAACGCTTGGCATTAGTGCCCCGTTCTCCTTCGTCCGTTGGCGACGGCTCTAAATAGCGCATGGACACTCTCAAGCTTAATCTTCTGGCTCTTTATCTGTATGTGGCCAAAGACCATATAACTAAACATGGCCCCTTTAGAGGAGTCGCTTGTCGCAATGACAGATGTCTGCTCATCACCTATGAGGCAGTTCCCAGATGCGAGACCACTACCTCCATACTTCATGTTCCCAGCCCCACCCGCCGCCGAAGCAAAGACGTTGTTAACAAGGGTCGCACCCTCCAGGACTCTGGTCCGAATGGTGGACTTTCTTGCGATGTCTACGATCGCGTCAGAGTTGATCCCCGCATAATCGATAACCTGGCTCATCCACCCCTTTCGGTCAGTTCCTAGAAGGGTGTTATAGAGACCAAATGGCCACACGGCACCACCCGCAGCAAAGTCTGTACTTACACCTGGGCCGCGACTAAGCATCCTAGAGAAGAGCCCCCTCGCCTTTAGCAACGTCGCCCCTTCGATGCCAACCTGAGCGCTCTTGTATGCCCAGTCTACTGGCTGGACCACCGAGTTTTCTCGCCGCAGTTGTGTGGTTCCTATGTGGTGTTGTCTCCACACAACAACGAGTGGAGACACGGTGGTGGGCGTAGAGGAGATAAAGTTCTGCGTTGCAGCGCCGAGGTTGGGCTGGATATAGGGGCCAAATGTTGAACCGGCCCCTGGGGCAGATCTACGTGCAAAGGGGATCCACATCACTATGGTCTCTCTCTGCGGATTCGCATTTATGTCTGGAACGCCAGCGATAGGAATAGGCGCATTGGCTGAGCTGAATATCATCTGGATGTTCGCGCCAGCTATCACGCTCACCATAGAGGCTGCCGTTGGTGCTCCGTATCCCCATCCAACTTGAGAATCCAGTCTTTCCGCAGGCAGAAAGAAATCTACCTCTGTTCCGCCCACGGCTGTCGTTACTGGCTCCCAGTTCGCGCTATCGAAGGCGAAGTTGGATACGATCCTGGACACCCCAACCCCGGCATATGTTGGGGGTACAACGATGCTCACAGGGGTAAGCCAGACCTCATCTGAGGATGTGAGTGTTGGTGTACCCCCGCGAAACTTATACCCGGCCTCAAGCCTAAACGGCTCCCCGAAGTAAAGAAAGGAGTCTGCTGATGTGGCGGTATCTATCTCATATTGCCAGAATCCAGTAGGTTTTCGCATATCCTCATCGTCAACGCTCCGGTCGACAGCCCCTCCTCGCCCATACTCAAGAAGGTAGTATGAGTTGGTAAGGACGTCTTTGTTCGCCGGACCTTGATCGTTGATGGTCTGTGAATCCTTCGATCCGACAAGCAATATTAGGTCTTGGTCAGCCACAATCCACGGGCTTGAAATGTGCTGTGTCGTCCCGACCTGCGCTGATGGGCCTGAGAAGAAGACCATCGACTCCTCCGTCCACAGTGCCCACTCTCCTTCGGAGAAAACCAGCGAGGAGTTATTGGCCGGGAAGGTGAGGATGAGGGTTCCGTATTTTGCATTAAAGCAAATATTGGCACCTTCGAGATTGGCCTGTAGCGTCGTGGATGGCTGGGAGTTGGCCGTAACGGTTGTTCCGTTGTCCGTGTAGTACGAAGTAAGCGGGTTAGTCATGAAGTCGGTGAAGAAGCGTTCCACCGGTTTCCCTATTGGCTGTATGGAGAAGTTTCCGGTGGTCGAGTAGACTCCATTTCTGTCTGCCCAGATCAATTTCCCATCTGCCTTCATGACCGTATTGGCGCTTATGCATCCGATGTGGTTTGAGAGTTGTGTGAATTGCCCTCCACTTTGCAGTAGTGACGAGCCTGGGAATCTATAGACAAACGTTTCAGACTCGGTGAAGACAACGAGATACCCGAATTGCTCTTCGAGTGCCACGATGTCTTTATCGGATGGAACGGACTGATAGTTCGCATCGACTATTGAGGCTGGCCTTTCAGGATCTGCAAAATAAAGCCTCTTCCCCGCACCATAAATAGCGATGGGTCCGATCGAGACCATATCAACAAAGTCGGGCAGGTCTGAGTTTGTGAAGTAGGGGTAATTCTTAAGCCCCGATGTGAAGGTAACTTCTTGTACCCGGCACGACTCGCTGAATTGGTCGCCCCACTCGTTCTTGGCCTGTGTGGTAACGAATCCATGGCGCACATACTTCCCATGGTTGAAGTGGGTTGGGTAATACGCCCAAAGCCCAACGTCATCATTTCCGAAAAAGACCGTATCTCTGAACTCATGAAAGAAGAAGGCCTTGGGCCGAGAGGCTCCCACCCACGCCTGCCTATCGACATCCTCGAATGTCTCATAGTGGCCATGCCATGTGAACAGGGGTGCGCCGAACTTTGTTTGTTCGAGGGTTCCCGCCGACAGGTCCGAGTGGTTCCTAGACGTGTTACGGTAAAGGCATTCCTCATGTCGGGTTCCGTCAGTTAGGTCATCAATCTGAAGGACATACATGGTGAGTGGAATGTTGTTTTTGGTGTGTACAACATTCCCGTGCTCTCCGTAGGAGTTTGCCGAGTTTGCGATAACGGAGAAAACAGAGAGGAGTTGTTTATGGCCCGTGTTGGTCGTGAACAGGTGTGAGCCCAGATGTTTATCTATGCCCCATTCCGAGGTCATGCTGGCGTATGTGGGCATCGAGACGGTCGTGCAGAACTCGAATCTCTGCCCAAATCCGTCCCTGACTTCCCAGGCACCTCTGCGCTTAAGCATATTAAGGGCGAAGCTTCCATTGGTGGGCGTCTCGCTCTGAATGCCTGAGACGAGAACCTGTGTTTCCTGTCCCCTAACCGCCATTAAAAGCCCTCGTAGCTGTCGGCAGTCCTTTGTATGTAATGCGGACCATCTATGTTCCTGCTTACCACATAGGCCTCCAGGTCTCTTTCTCTTTGGAATAGTTGATCCATCAGCGGCTTATTCGTGGCTGCGTCCCTGATCTGATATTGTTTTGTGGCATAAAGGGCGATCATGTCATGGAACTGTGTGAGGTTATCCGGAAGGTCGGTCGAGGAGGCACTCCAGGTTATGTCCTGCTCAGGGACATAACTAAGGGTTATCGTATCTCCCACACTCTCAGAAAAGAGCATCCTAGTCCCCATGAGCAGGTACGTTCTAGAGCTGTTGACGAGTCCCTTAAGGGTCGACGTTCCTCTGTATTGGAAAGATCCTATGCTGTTTGCGCTGCTGTTTAGCCGCACACTGACGAGCTGCATCAGCCTTGGCGCCGTGGGTGGCCCTGGTGCCAGGTTCGCATCTGGGCCGAGAAGGACTATGGGGTTAGCCACATCAGCCAGATCATACACGTCGCTAGTAACTGCTATATCGACATCTATCGCGTGTATGTATGGATCTAGCAGCGATGCCTTTCTTCGGAACTCGGAGTAACCCTCTCTTAGATAGGACGATACATCGGCATCGGTTAGAAAGGTGGCGTCAGGCTCATCACAATAGGCCCTGAATAGAGACACGATCTGGCTTACGATCATTAGAGATTACCTCCGAAGGGAGAGATAAGTGCCTCAGTGCGCTGGCCCACTCTCGATACAGCGTCTTCGGCTCCGAGCGCCTCGCTAGCATTCGCGATAGCCTCAGTTGCGACCTGCTCTTGAGCCATCTCGCTCTGTGGCAGGGCGACTTGTGCGGCGGTACGTTGGGCGCCGGCCCCCGGCTGTATTCCCTTGGGAAAGACCATCCGTTCTTTCATCATAATCTCATACATCTGCTGTCCTTTGCCGAACGATACTATCGACGTATAGACATCAGACACGTAGTCCTGCTGTGGGATGGGCATCTTGTAGTAGTCATCTGTCTGCATAAAGTCTTTGAAGACCCTTGTGAACGCATCTAGGTCATCGGTCGCATAGATTTCGACCGGGTATCCCACCTTGACGGCATCAAGTATCTGTTGCGCGTGCGCCAACGACCTGACCTTCTCACTGACACGGGTATTGGATGTTCGGAAGGAAAGCTCATACATGGCCGTTTCTTTGTCGATGAGGCCGAGGTTGAACAGCTCCATGACCTTAGCATCGCGGTCATGGGCCTCTTTCCTGAAGAGGGAACCCGCTTGAAGGAAGACTTCAGGATCATCCACAATACTTTCTTGAGTAAGTTCCTGATGGATAACGCGACCGAAGTCGTCCATCATCCTCATCATCTTGCCTTTAGTATAGTGTGCCTTGGCAAGCATGCAGACGCTTTTGGCGAGATTACGCACTGCCTTCTCGATAGCAGTTTGCGTGATATGCAACTGACTTAGGTCTCGCTCGCTGAGCTGCTTAATTGCGGTGCCACTGCTCACATTAACGGCGCGCTTGCCCAGAGACACTGAATGAAGCCCAGACACATCTCCCATTTCTGCCTGAATCCTGGTGATATTATCCAGGATATAGCCAGGTAACGGAGCAGGAGACATGGTTGTTGGGGCGCCTCCTGCGGCATTGTAGTAGATCTTCTCTCCCGGCCTATCGGTGAATGCGCTTGTGGGAACTCCGGCTGTTTTTGGTATTAATATCTTGGGATTAGCCATCAGTTCAGCGTTCTGTACGATCTGACTGCGGGCTTTATTGTAGAACCACTGCAAATCCACGAGGGGCTCGATGAGCCCAAGGCCCCAGCACCGCGTTGGTATCTCAGAGTATCTCATGATCTGGATTGGGAAAGGATCAACAAGGGCATCCTCTTCCTTGAAGAGATAATTGTTCCCCGTGATGATGGCGTGGCGACCATCGCGCCAGTACACCTCGTACACCTCTATTCTGTTCTTCGGGCGCGTCTTTCCCAATGGCGAATCTTGCTGAGTAGCAGACGGAGCGTCCTCGATCATATCCGCATCATCGGGATACGCCTTCTTAAGCTCTTCCCGTGTGTGAAAGGTACGAAGCGCCACCCACTCACTTT